TGGCCTTATGCGGATCAGGTTGCCAAAACTTCTGCGGTGATCTGCACTCTGCTTGGTGCTATTCTTGGCATCAGCACTGCCCAGTATAACCAGCTTCAGGGCAAGCACGAACCGACATACGGCAAACTTGAGGATTACGAAGAATAAACAACAAGCCCCACTTCGGTGGGGCTGTTTTTTGATATTTGCTTGTACTTTACGCAGAGAATCCCATACTGTCTGATAGAAAGAATTGCACAGAAAAAGTTATGAAAATCAGCAAAAACATCGGTATTCGCCGCTAATAAATCAAAAAAGTAAAATGAATTTTTAAGAATCGTTAAAACCGAATTAACTTTTAAGCATTAAAAGCCGCCATTTCTGGCGGCTTTTCTTTGTTTTATGGTATTTTCTGATGGTGCTTGATATTTGTTTGTACTTTACGCAGAGAGTCTCACACGGAGAAATCAAGCAGGTCAATTGTCGAAATTAGCTCCTGAACTGTCTTGTGTGTGTAGACTCTTTCACCGACATCTGAGCCTTTATGTCCCATGATCAGATTGATGCAAGCCCGGTTTGCTTCTTGCCTGTCGAGCTGTGAGCGAAACGTGTGGCGGCAATCGTGAGACTCATGGTTTGGGAATAGTTGCGACCACTTCCGCAAGAACTGATTCCGCAATGCTTTCTCCGTGTTCTTTGCGGTTTTGCTCCGCTCATGATTGAAGAGATGCTCCGCTCCGATGTGCGCTTTGATGATCGGCTCAAGCTTTCGGTGGATAGGAACAATGCGATCTCTCCCGGCTTCGGTTTTCAGACCGAGTGTCATTGTTCGGTTTTCAAGGTCGATGTCTGCGCTTTTCACCAAAAGCATTTCACCGACACGGCATCCAGTGTAGAGCATGAAGAGCGTTTCGTCATAGATCGGTTCACCTGCATGGGCTTCAATGGCTTTGATCTCATCTTTGTTGAAAGGGTTGCGTTTCTTCGTCTCTGTGGTGGAGATTGTCAGGTTGACACTGTACTGCTTCGCAATGATGTCTTGATCGTAGGCATAGCGGTCAAGCTGTCCGAAGAGGTTTTTGATGTTGGTCTGTGTGCTTTGACTCTTTCCGCAGCGGTCGATGCAGTCTTGCATCTGCACTTTCCGCAGATTGCGGTAAGGGATGTTATCAAGGTGCTGACAGTATTTGTAGGCGGCTCTGTGGGAATACTGCAACGAATCTCCGAGTTTCGGCAGTTCGGTTGCCGACCACAGCTCATATAATTCCTTGAATGTGATCTTGGACAGATCAATGTTGTAGGGCTTTGCATTGTATTCAGCCAGAGCGGTCAGAGCATCCTTGCGGTTTTCGTAATAGCCTATGACGGAATAGATCTGATTGCCGTTGTCGTTGTAGCCTGTTGTGATCCGGGCAACAAAGGGCTTTCGCCGCTTGCCTGACAGTTTTGTCACGCATCCATATCCGTTCGGTAATCTCATGATTGTCCTTTCTGCGCTCAGAATTGCCGTTCTGAGCTAATTATTCTGTATATTCTACTGTTACCCTTGCGCCAAGATTTAATTCGACCTTTTTAATATTCCCTTCGTCAGTGTCATATATTTTGTAGTTGCCACCAACAAATTCGCAAGTGGCAGATTTGAGCCTTTTGGAATCTATAATATCTTTGATAAAAGGAATTCTCTCTTTTGGTACATAGCCAATTTTCTTAGTTGCAACATAAATGGCAATAGCGTTGCTGTCATATTCATTATCTGGCTCAAAGATGAATTCCGCAGGTCTATCCATGAAGGTATATTCTGATATTTCTTCATCTTCAAGGTTTTCAGCAATTATTTGTTTCTTGGTATATTCATACTCGTCATTTTCAACTGCAAAATCCATAACATTTTCTAAGTAGTTTGAAATCCCTGCGACTTTAATGGTCTTTACTTGTGTTTTAGGGTCATCTAAAACAGATTCACTTTTGCTGGTTTCTTCTTTATGAGAAGCTTTAGCAGGTGCGTTTTTCTTTGGTTTCATAAGGTGAGAAATCATAATAAGCAATGCACCGTCAAACAGAAAGAATAAGCCTAATGATTTTTCGCCAGTTATCAACATCAAAAAACCTAATAGCAAAGCAGGTATTCCAATAATGGTGAAAATTATGCGTAATGCTTTCATATCCGAATCTCCTTTTCTCAATTTTCATCTTCGCTCAATTTCTTCAATGGGCAGATCATTGTAAAAATCATCATTGAGAATGTGATCCTCTTCGTGTTCAAGTGCTTTGCGCTTCTGATCCGGGGAGAGCTTCTCGTTGATGTAGATGGAGAAACTGCCGTCATTATTAGGAGTGACAGCAGATTTGACACAATAGGGCAAAGGCACTTCTCTGACGATAAAATCACGCTCCGGGATGTAGGTCATTCACTCTTCTCCTTGTATCTCATGAGCAGTGCAGCCGCTTCAAGCAATGCGCTGGAAGGGGCATCCTCTGCGGCACTGAAAAGAATCCGCATTTCATCACGCATCTCCTGCCGTGCAGGAAGATTGCTGTCATCGTCCATGCACATGAGCCAGGAAGGTCGGACATTCAATGCCCTGGCTAACGTGTCTATGTCTTCACGCTTCAGATTCTTCACTCTGCCTGTTTCGTATTTGCTGATGGCTGAAAACTTGACACCGATCTTTTCGGCAAGCTCTTTCTGAGTCATACCGGCTTGAATTCGTGCTTGTCTGATTCTGTCACCAGTTGTCATAATTTATCACTCCTTTGTTATCTTTAATATATCACAAATTTTCTTAAAATCAAGAAAAATTTTCTTGACAAGACAAAAAAGAAGTGGTATATTTTGATTGTCTTAAAAAGACAGCAGAATTCCTGACAAGACAGCGGAAAGGACGGTAAACATGGCACACATCAAGGAAATCAGATTTGCTCACGTTGGCAGAAACGAAGGTTGCCTTTGCGACAAGTGCGGACAGTATATCCAGAACATTGTTACAGTTGAGTTCACCGATGGAATCACCTTCGATTATGGTCAGGACTGCTTCAAGAAACTCTACGACAACAGCAAGCTGACGGAGTTCGGCAAGAAACTCATACGGAAAACTCTGAAGAACATTGAGTTCTATAGCAAACAGCGTGAGGAGTATGCAAGTGGCAAGATGACTGCCGAGACTGACGAGAGTTGGAAACAATTCGAATATCCTTGCAACAAGGGACACTATTGGGCAGTGCATCACGATGATTATGAAGCATACAGACAATGGATGCTTAACGAGTGGTTTCCTGAGCGGTTCAAGGAAGCACAGAAACAGGTTGACAGATTTGCAAAAGTAAACTTTGACAGGTGAAAGGAGATCCAGCAATGGCACTTGAGAAAGCAATCCAGAGATGCTTTGACCGATGCAACCTGATTGGGATCAACTGCGATGTTTGGGAACAGATGATGCGGTACAAGGCGATCCGGGATCTCCCGGAGAAGGAACAGGATCAGATCTATGATGATCTGGTGCATGACCTTGGCTTTTGCAGATGACAGCAGAAGAAGCAAAGCGCAACCAAGATGAGATTGCAAAGCATTACAATCTCGGTCACTGGTACGGAACCAATTGCAAGAAGTGCTGTGGAGTTTATCCAAAGCTGATGAAATTGCACAGTTTCAACATAGTGAAAGATACTTGGTATGAATGTGAGGTTTGCGGAAAGAGGACAAAGGCAGTAACTATGCCGTGGATCGCAAGGGAAGATTGGAATGCAGGCAGATTTGTGGAAGATCAGATTTCTATGTTTTGAGAGGAGCTGCCTAAATGGTAACGGTGTGGGTCAATCATTACGGATGGATTATGGGTGGATCTCCAGCAAAAGGGCTGAAGTTCACAAAGCACAAAGCCGGGGCAAAACCATTCGATGAGTTCGGAAAGGAACTGTTCAATTTGCGTGTTTTCATTGAACAGAATATGCAGTGCAATTACGACATTGTCAGACCATGTTTTGAGAGGGGGTGAACAAGTGAATACGAAGTTGCTTAAGGCAAAGATCGTTGAGAACGGAGACACACAAGCACAGCTTGCGGCGGCACTGGGGATCAGTCCTTCCAATCTCAACGACAAGATCAATGGCAAGGTTTCATTCCGTCAGAATGAAATAGCGGCTATCAAGGAAAAGTATTCCCTGACAGCCAACGAGGTGGACACTATTTTTTTTAGCCTGTGATTGTCTTAAAAAGACAATGGCTATCTGGAAAGGAGAGTCATGGAAAAACCAGTATCATCGAAACAGACGAATCCTGTCAAAGCAATCCGGGCATACTGCCTGAACTGCTGTCTGGAGAATGCAAACGAAGTGGCGCAGTGTTCTGCAACAGGCTGTGAGCTTTGGGAGTTCCGAATGGGCAAGAATCCTTACCGGGCAAAACAGCAACTGACACCAGAACAGGAAGAAGCCAGACGGCAAAGAGGTCGTGAAGCAATGGCAAGACTGCAAGCGGCACAGAAGCATGACTCATAATTTGTCGTTTTAGGTTAGAAACACGGACTATTCATCCGTGCTGCTGATTTTGACAGGCAACAGAGGTGTAAACGGAAGGAAGGTGACAGCAATCAGCAGAGAATCAGGCAGAATCAGCGTAAGTGAAGCCGCCAAGCTGCTGGGAGTTTCTCCGCAGTTCGTCCGAATCGGAATGCAGAGAGGGACGCTGCCGATCGGAGCGGCGGTCAAGATGTCAAGCAGATGGACTTACTGGATCAGTAAAGCCAAGGTTGAACGATTCATAGAAAATGCCGCCTGTGCGGCAACACA